ATGGTTCCATCTTTTAGTTTAGCGTATGTAAATTCTACCTCGTTAGAGGATAACATCATCACTAATTTCTTTAATACAGTCTTTGCGTTCATAATGTATAAATCTATTTTTATATAATAACAATAAATGTTTTAGTTATATCAATTTTTGATATTAAGCTCCTAATTCTACCTCTACCCAACCTTCGGCTAATAGTGTTTGGATTGTTTCAGTTGCTCTTGGATTGATTACTATAATCTCACCATCTTTTGTAAATGTCTTCATATCTTTTTATTTTAGTTTATTTGATTCCATGCAGAACCTGAGAAGAAATATAGATTAGAACTTGATACTGCAAGTTGTCCATCTGCACCTGCTGGCAGTGGGTCTTGTCCTTTTAGTTGTAATACCGATGATATACCTACTGAACCAGTAACCTGTAATCCACCTGAACCTGATATAATTGTTGAACCAGTAATCTCATTCTTTAATGATGATATACGCAGAACTGGCAGTGTGTTATGTCCAATATAAATTAAATCAGTAGTGGCGCCTGCAAATGAACCAATGTTAATTATATTTGCATACTGATTTAAGAATGTTTTACCATCCAAATCTCTCAATTGTGATATACCAAGTCTTGATACACCACCTCCAGAACCTGACAGTGCCAGAGTTCCACCAATTCTTTTTGGACTTACTATAAACTCTGAACCTGTGGCATAATTGAAATCAGTCCAATAATCATATACCCATGCATCTTTAAATTGGTCTCCTCCAGCAGGATAGTTTTGCATACCAAAGAAAACATTGGTAAATGCAGTTCCATCTATACTCGCACCATTTACAACTGCAATATCGGTTTGTGTATTATCTGCAGGAGCATTAAATGTTTGGGTTGATTTACCATTTATCAATTGGTCTCCATTAAAAGTATTACTTCCAGTTGTTGCAAAATTACCACTACTACCAAAAGATGAAGTGGCTACAAGAGTAGATACATTACCCACTCCACCTACCAATGCAAAACCTTGTGCAATTGATGCTGTTATTGTTCCTTGAATGTTTTGGTTTCCAACGAAGGTATTGGAACCAGTTGTTGCTAAGTTTGGTGCAGATAATCCTTCTACGGTTACCGATGATGACTGATATGGGATTATTCTATCTACTTGTAATGTGCTCATATTTTTTTATATTTTTTGTTTAAATTATCTTACTTGTGTGACTGTATGTCTATGTAATTTTAAGTTGTTAATAAAAAAGAAACGATATATTGCATCTTCAGTACCATATTTAACTAAATCAAATATATAATCATCCGTATTTATCCAACCTAAATAAAAAGCATAATCCTTATTAGTCAACTCATATTCAGGATTATAATGATTTAATAATTTTTTTAATTCTTCAATTTCCATTATTTTTTATCGTATTTGATTTATCGTCAATATTACTGATGGTATTGCAGGTATATTTCCACTTGCAGGTTCATATAATACTCTGGCATGTCCATTTAGAGTTTGGTATACCAACTCATAGTAATCATTAGCCTGGCCTGCATCAAATATATTTACGGTCATAATCTGTGCAGTATTATTTGCTAATACTACTTTACTTGCAGAATCAGTTATATTCACTCCATTCTTCTTAAACCACACATATAAAGTATCTGCTCCTGCTGATGTTTCAACCTGTGCAGAGAACTGAATGTTATATGTTCCGGCTTGCGATACGGTTACTCTACTATTGTTTGTAACGGATATACCTGCTACACTACCTGAATTATTGAATGTAATACTTCCACTTACTCCAGCACTTCCACTTTGAGTTGTTGTTGACCAGAACTCAGCTGCATCTAATGATGATGATAATACATCTAATAGTGTTGCTTTTCTCAACTCACCAGTTATTGTATTATAGGTGACTACTACATCTGTTATTCCATTTTGTAGGTTGTTTATAAATGCACTACCACTTACCGATAATGAACCACCTACTTGAAGTGATTCTGATACAAATGCAGAACCTGATACACCAAGGGTTTTAGCTGGGCCAACACCTGAATCGTTAATAACCACTACATCAGTTACCATTGATACTTTTGGACTAAAGGCTGATGTAATTTTAGCAGTATTTATTTGTCCAACAACGAAATTACCACCATCTAATGCAAAATTACCTTGTATTGCTACACTACCAGTAATTGAAACTCCACCAGGTGCAGGAGCACCAGGGAAGTTAGGAACTATAATTTTTATTGCATTTGATGATGATAAAAATAATGAACCAGTTATAGTTTGGTTTCCAATAAATGTATTAGAACCAGTAGTTGCAAATGAACCAGTGTTTATGTTCGGTGCACTTCCACTTAATGCATATCGTAAATCATAAGATGCAGTTAATTGTGATGACCCACTTACTACACCACTCGGTAATACAGATGCAGTTATTTGACTCAATACTAATAAATTACTATTACCTTCTACTACTATACTACCACTAACCGCAACTGGTCCTACCAACATTGCATTATTGCCAGTTGGTATTGTAAACCCACTAAGAGTTTGTGGGTTCATATATACTTGTGATTTTATTGTCTCACTTACCGATAATGAACCAGTGATTACTGCAGAACCAGAGAATGGGAAACCATTACCAGTTCCTCCACCAAATGAACCCGTAGAAACTGCTTGTGTTCTACCACTTGCATTACCAACTAAAACAAATCCTTGCTGTAGGGATGATGTTAAACCACCACTTACATCAAGTCCACCAGATAGTATTGTATTACCTCTTATACTAACAAGACTTGATGATATTGCTACTTGTTGTCCTACTTGTGCTCCTCTTGTTTGTATATTGATGATACTACCATCACCTGATACACTACCATTTACCCCACTAATGAGGTTTATTGTATTTGGACTACCAACAGTTGGTGCATTATTTATTGTCTCTATATTGAGAGTATTACTATCAGGACTTGATATTCTATTTGTACCTACACTACCAAATGATAGTCTCGTTGCGTTCTGCATTGATATTCCAATAGAACCATCAGGAGTTGGGCCAAAGTTTTTAAGTCCAGTAATAACTTGTGGTGTATTTGTTGTCACGAATGAACCAGTCAATTGTGCTGAACCAGAAACTATACCTGCTGGGATATTACTAATCTGTGGATAGTTGATTTGGGATGAGCCAGATACTACCCCACTTGGTAATGTACTACCACTCACATCAGGTATATTCACAGAAAATTGGGAACTATCACCTTTTGTAAATGTCAAGTTTCTTGTTCCATTATCAAAAGATGCAGTAGTTAGTAGGGAGCCAGTATTAGTGGCAGAACCAGTAATGGCATTTATTCTACTATTAAATGATGCAGAGTCTGCAGTATATGCTGTTTGATTGACTGTTGAATCAATCATATTCTCATTAAATGCTCTTAGGGCAGTTGGAGTAATAAGTCCTGCATTATTATTGGGAAATGATTGGTTATTATCAACCTTTAACGCTTGTTTAGTTAATTCACTCATATCTTTTATATATCCTTATTCGTTGTTTAATATAATATCAAATCCGTCAGAGTAACCATTATCAAATGCTCCACCTTTGGTTCTTGTTGCTGATTGTATCACACCAATACCTTGCTCCATTAGAGCTCCATTACAACATTTCACATGGTATATATCCTCGTGTAAACACAAACATCCTCTCCTACTATTCTTTGGAGAAGATAGACCTTGTGTTGGACCGATGTAAATGCCAGAAGCATTCTCTCTATTAACTGAATAACGAAGATTACCGTTACGAGAATTACTCCACTTACTATTTGACCAGATTGCCATATATAAAAATCCTTTCTTATATAACACAAAAAAGAGTAAAAGGTGTATTACCCTTTACTCTTCATAATCTCTTTATGCATCATAGATTCTAATAATCCTTTATCAGTTCTATATGCTAAGTAAAGTAAACATTGTTCTAATGGTAGTTCAACTACCTCGTCCATTTTCTGAATGTCTCCTTGTGCGAGTTCAAAAACTGCTGTATAATTCTTCCACTTTTTAGCAAAGTTGATTTGGTGTTGGCTGGAAGTTCCATCTGATTCAAAGAGTTCAGGGTAGCGTTCACTAAGTCCTGATGCAAATTTACAAAAAAAAACAGGCCACCCCAATGGATATGCATACTTACATCTAACCATTTATCCCAATCATCTTTTCCTGTGTATGGTTCTATGGTATATAAATCACCTTTCTTAGTTGTTACTGGTCTATATAAGATATTCATTATCTTAGCCCAATTCTTATCAATGGTTAGTTCTTCGTATGAGGATATATCTACATACGCACCATAAGCCATCTTGGATAAGTTTGGTTCAAACCCATATTCTATTCCATTAATGGTTACGAATCTTTGTAGTGGTAGGGAATCAGGTACTTCAAACTTATTGAACTTCTCTGTAATATTATTATATGATTCTACACTTAATCCTTTGATTGTATCAAAATCTAAATTACAAAAATGATATATCATAAAATCTAATTGTGCATCTTGGTTATCATCAAAGTTCTTTACATCCCTTTGGAATCGTAAATAAGTGTTAAGGGATAAATCCTTCCAACTTGTAGGTACGAGTATGTCTATTGTTTGTTTCATGTTAATTTAAGTTTATTTTAGGAAATTGTAATTCATGTACTCTTTGTTCTAATGCCTTGATATATCTATCTGCTTGTTTTAACGCTGCTTCTCTTTTCTTTACTAGGGTATCCATTAATATCACTTTGGAACGAAGGTCTTCATTCTCTTCTCTTAGGGATTGTGCAAATAGGATTAACTCTCGTAGTTCTTCTTCATCCCATGTTCTATCTTCTTTCATATTATCTGATTGATAAGGTATATTTCCCAGCATTTATTTTCTTTTGTGTTAAGGTTTCACTTACTGCGTATCTGATTGCATCTATTGTATGGTTTGAATAATCCACGGGCTTATTCTCAAAGTTTCCATTTTTATCTACCATCCATACATACTCACCAAACTCTCTAATCATGTTCTTACTTCTTTTAGTTACATGGAGTTTGTAATTCATCATTAAATCAATTCCTATTCTTACCGAATCAGGACCTTTCTTTGCAGGTTTGATGTTAAATCCTGCACGATAGATTTCTTCTATCAATCTACCTTCTGCAGAATCTGCATAGATTTCATTCCTACCAAGGTCAAGTCCTTTTAGATAATTGATAATATCACCGGTAACCATATTGGTTTTGTATAGGAGTTCATCTATGTAAAGGTTATTATCTTTTCTACTAACTGTCACCAAAGTTGTTGGGTCTATACTATACCCATAATCCATACCGAATGCAATAAAGTCCGAATCTTCTGGTATCTCATCTACTAGGGTTATACTGAATATAGTACCAACATTATTACCAGGTAGTCCCAATCCATATATCTTATAGTATTCAGGATTGGTGTATTTTAAGCGTTCTATTTCATCAATGATGTTCTGTTCCAAAAAAGGATTATCTCTGAATGTAGATATGTGCAAATCACTCTCAGGGTGTGTATGTATCTCATTGAAGATATAGTTGTTTGTTCCAAAGGATGGGTTGTACGCAATGATAGTTTTGATTCGTGTTCTAATAAAGAGCTGGAAGTAATCTTCTCTACTCAATTCATTACACTCATCTATAAAAAGATAATCTCTACTTGTACCTTTTCTCTTCTCAGCATTATCGATAGAAAGAAACTCTATTAGTGACCCATTATCAAAGTAGTATATGTGTTCAGTTGATGCATAAGATTCTTCTGAATATATCCCCAACTCCTTCATTATTGTTTGGAAGTCTCGTAGAATAGAAACTCTCATTGAAGGGAATGATTTACGGACTACTGATATGATTGTATTTGGTGTTGATAGTGCAGTTACTATTAACCATTGTAGTGCTGAATGACTTTTACCACTTCTTGTACCACCTTGGAGAATACAAATCTTTCTACTCTTATCTATATCCCTATATGTCTTGGATGTGTTGATTTGTAATTCCATCTTTTATGTTTACTTGTATCTGATGTATTCTTTGTTCAACTTCTGCCTTCATCTCAACACGAGACTGTTTAGGTAGATGAAACTCCAATAACTTTAACGCTATATCTACTGCACCTTTTGGATCTTTCTTTATCATATCTTCCATTATCTTTGGAAGGTCATCCAATACTTTATTTGTTGCCCTTGCAATAGAAACCTTCATCATTTCAGTTGAACGATTGATTGCACCCGGTGGTCTTCCTTTGGCTAACTTATGTCCTTTCTCAAACGGCATGATTTTATTTTATATTATTTATATATAATAACACCATAGTCATTAAGAATAGGAGATACCCACTAAACATTACGAATAGTGGGTTGTCTTGTATATATTTATATATCAAAGAAGAGAGTGTGCTTATTCTTTTTTTGCTCATGTTCTATTCTCGTCTTGGCAATCTCCATATACTCATCCTCTCTTTCTATACCAATAAAGTTCATCCCTTCTCTCACACACGCCTTACCCGTACTTCCACTACCCATAAATGGGTCAAGGACTATTCCACCTTTTGGAGTAACTAAACGGATTAGATAGGCCATCAAATCAGTTGGTTTTACGGTTGGGTGAATGTTTTGTCTACCTACTGGTCTTGCCTTATGTGGTACATTTCTACTATCTTGTCCTGCATCTCTACCTTTAATCTTTTTCTCTTGTAGTATTTCTTCTGCTGCAGCTAAAGATGTTTTCTCCCTTCTTGGTTTATCCTTCATTACATCATTCCATTCTTCTGGGTGTGTTTCTTTATAGATTACACTACCATCTTCTCTTCTTGGTCTGCCAGTAAATTGTGGGACTTGTTCAGGCATTCCTTCATTCCTATCCTTCTTACTTGCTTTGGGACAATAGAAGAAACGAGATGCTCCACCTTGATCTAAATACAATTTTCTTTCTACTGCATTTACTTTATCACCACCAACATATTCATTTTGCCAACCACTCTTATTATCAGTTTTACATTTACCTTGTTTATTTAACTTACCACTTTGTTTATCTAATATCTTTCCTGCTTCTTCATCAAAGATTATGTTTGCTGGGAACCTACCTTCTGTATTTACATCATTATTGGAACTTGAAAAAGATACTGCACCTTTACTCTCTTGTCCCTTTTCAGGCATCTTATAGTTTTGTTCGTGTCTATACTTTGGATTAGTAGCAGGATTAGGTGTATCTTCATATCCTATTCTACACCCATCTACATTTATACCACCAGTTCCCCACTCCAATACATTATCTGCTACCGTGCCCTTAAATGGTTTTCTTGCCATAACGATTGGTTCGTGTGCAGGTTTAAGAGCAGTTCCCCAACCTTTATATTCATTAGTAATTTCATAAACAGGTATTTCACCATTTACTTGCGTTCTATCAGTTGCAACTTCACTATATCCTTTTTGATTTGTTCTATATGAAAAGCCCGATGGGTTAGATGTTTTTGCTTTATCA